CCACCACCACCACCACCATGCAGCGTATTACCACCACCACCACCTGCACCACCAGCCCACAGCTGGAGATTGACAGAGGTGACGCCAGCTGGAGCGACCCAGGTGGTTGAACTGTTATAGGTAACTGACGACATTATTGATATACCCTTACATAACACAGCATACTACCATCGTAGTAATGTGCGGTTGGCGCCCCACTGGTGCCGGTTAAACTAATCACGCTTCCTCCTGCGGCTGTGGTATTGCTCGCAAGAGTCTCCCAGCGACTGGTTGACAGGTTATAAACTTGCATCGTGACCGGAGCGACGCTGGCAGGACGACCAATCTTGCCGGTCCAACTTGGCTTAAGCGCGGCCGATAGGTTGGCAACTGAGTGGGCAAACTGGTGGATGCCATAAGCACGATTGCTCGTCTCATTGACAAACACCCCATCAACAGTGCTAACAGTAGTCACTTCCGCTCCAGTGTAGATATGGCTCAGCGGTGCGTTATCGCTTGGTAGGATGTCATAGCTACCATAGCTGTAGATGCTTGGCGCTCCATAGGTTAGGCTGGCAGTAGCTGACTGGGAAGCAGTGTATGTCTGACTAAGGCGCGCTGTTGTAGACTGGGCACGAGAACTACTGAGAGAGATACGGGAAACGCTGGTCTGTAGCTTAATGCCTGACTGGCTAGTGCGGGCCGTGGCTAGCTGGGTAGTTGCTAGGTTCGTATTGGTGATGATATGCGCGGTGGTAATCTGAGTTTTAGTAAAGCTTGCTGACAGGTGAGCCGTCGCTAGCTGGGTAGCCGAAGATGAGTGCGATATCTGGGCCAAGCTTGTTTGGGTCTTTGTGTGTAGTACATTGACGATAATATGGGCGGTTGTTGGCTGTTGTTTTGTGAAGTTAGCCGCTAGTCTTGCGAGGGCTGGCTGGTTCTTCATCGGTGAGAGGCTGATAACGATATGGGCGCTTGCCGTTTGGATATGGGCGATGCGATTAGCGATGCGGGAGCTACTCGATTGGGTTTTTACAACCTTTGTCGTCACATGAGCGCTTGCCGTCTGATGACCTGTGAGTGTAAGCGCCACTCTGGCAACAGTTGGCTGGGTGTTTGATTTGATCTTGGCAATGCGAGCAACGGTATTCTGGTTTTTAGCACTTTTTATAGCAATTCGACTTATTGTCGATTGGGTAGTTGCCAGGTTCGTATTGATGATGATGGTAGCAGTCGCCGATTGGCTCACAAAGTAGTTAGCCGAGAGGTGAGCGAGAGATGATTGCGTCTGCGTAAAGCTATTTGATATTCGGCTGATGCTTGGCTGCGTCTTGGTATAGTCATGGGACAGTCGAGCAGTTGATCGTTGGGTCTTAGTGATAGACTTCGCTAGAGTTGCTATAGCAGTTTGAGTATTAGTGCTAACCGTTGCGGCACCCTTGAAAGTCATTATCACTTTCATGTTATTGCTGCTATGGCCCGCAGTGATGGCGGCGGTATAGTTACCCGTTGCAGTGACGATATTTTCCTCACTTGCGGAGCTAAAAGCATTTGGCTGCGTGAGTGCTGATGTCTCGAGGTTGGAGTAGCCGGTGCCTAGTGTCCATGTTTCGTGCAGAATATCATTACAAAAGACACCTAGTATCAACTCATTCGCCACTGTCGTTGTGACACTGGCAGTGACAAGTGCTGTTCCCGAGGCGGCTTTTGTTGAGGCCGACTTATCAAGCGTTGCTGTAGAGGCTAGGCCAGCCACTTCCCAGATATGGATGTTGGAAGCGGCGACGTCACCTGATGCAACGGTGTTGGCACCAGTATAAGCGCTAATGTTGTTTGCAATGTACCAAAGCTGCGAGGTATATTGCGTGCCGCCAGAGAAGTTCCCTATAAGGGTATAGGTGTTGCCCGCGTAGTCGGTTGGTGCTACCTGTCCGGTTGTCGTCGTGTTGGCAATAGCAATACAGACAATAATAGTATTGCCTGCGGTGTTATTAGTAAAGTTGGCGGCAACATAGCCGTTAGATCCGTTAGGGTCAACGCCTATTGCACGCTGGACGACAGAAATTGCCATTACAGTTCCTGAACTTGTTGGTGATTTTCCCCATCATCATCGTTGTATTGATAGCCGATTTGCATACCTGACCAGCCCTGCGAGGTCGCACCGTCAGGGGCAAGCGTAATGAAGCCATGACGGAAGCGGATTGGCCGGGCGTTGTCTGGCAGGTTCGTCCAATCGACATCATAGCGGTTGTCGTGGTAAAAGACACTAAAACGCACCAGTCTGCCATGCTCGGCTTCTGGTGCTTTATCAATGATGGCACGAAGGGTGTTACCCTCGCCATATGGATTGATGTCGTTTAGTTGTGTCTCGCTGAGGATGAAGCCATCGCTATATTCAGCCTCAACAGCTGTATCAAGTGGTAATGGTTGCATTGAATTGCTCCCTTGTTAGTTTATGATTCTGTCCAGCTTGCTGTAATGGTGCGCGTGGTAATGTCACCAGGGCCACCAGCATAGCTTGAGGTCGTCTGTAGCTGGGTGCGAAGGGCATTAGCGTACATTGTGCCACCAGCGGTTGTTGAGCTTGTACCGGTGCCGTATGGCGTGGTTGAGCTGTTAAAGTTAGCGGCTAGACCGGTCGTTGACATAGCAGCGTCACCTGATGCGGTCGTTGATGGGGTAGTACCAGCCGTTACGACGCTACCAACGATCGAAAGACCAGTCGCAGGGGCGTTGTTGTCGATCTTGTAGGTAAGAGCGCTCAGTGAGTTCCATGTCCCAGCGAACTTGAGCGCTTGGTACTTCGTCATTGAGTTCTCGTTATTTGAGCTGTTGATAGGGCTAGCCGTGTAGGCTGTCGTGCTATCGTCGACTCGTTTCCAGTTTGCCTCAGCTCGTGATGCGGTTTCAGTTGCGGCACTCGCGCCGTTATACTCTGACCAAGTTTGGGTTGATGCCATTAGATTGTCCCCTCCGTTGCTGGTTCTTTATGCCAGCCAACTAATTTACCTGCTGTATCATAGTCACCTTTGACAGTCGTGCCATCGGCGAGTAATTCGCCCTCATTATGGCCGCTGAGGCTTTGGATTGTATCTGCAACGACGGGAGCCGGTGCGTTGTTTGGGTCGATTGGTTGGCTATCCATATAATTCCTTTTATGTGTTTACTTGTTGAACGACGATCGGCGCACCTACAACGGTTTGTAGAAGCGCTTGCGGTCATTAGCTACCGCCGGTGGTGGGTAATATCTACGGTCACAATGACTATTCTGATACTACCCACCGACGATGTTCGGCTATACCTGAGTATTGCCTTGTTCAACCTGAGCGACGTCGTGTGAAATCTGTTCAGGGGTTGGTTGTTGTGTAGCGGTTGGCACTGGTTGTGGCGCAACAGGGGCGGGAGCAGCTACCGGCTGTGGCGCTGGTTCAGTGACGGGGGTAGCTTCGTGAACTACCTCAACCGCCTGTACCTCTACCAGTCGCTTGACTTCGGCATCATCAGTAATGTCAAAGACGTCACCTTGTAAGTGTTCGTCATTGGCAAAGTTTGAAATAGCTTTAACTCGTGTCATTGTCTATTCCTTCCTATTAGACTACAGCGTTTTGGATGAGGTAGAAGGCTTCTGGCCCTACAACATACTGCTGGTAGTAGTCGTTATTACGGATATTAAGGGCTTTTTCGTCCTGGTCAGTCCAGGTATCAACGTAGCGGCCGTTTTGCTTTGTCAGTGTGTAAGCACCGTTCAGGCTGTTCAGCGCTGGTGTACCGGTGATGTAGGCTAACCAGCAGTGTTTGCCCCAGATGAAGGTATTGCTAGCAGTCAAGCCTTCTGCGGCGTTGTCGTAGACAGCGTTAGCGATGACTAGGCGGCTGATGCCCTGTGGCTTCATCAATGTAATAAACAGTTCTTCGGTCAGAACACCAAGTGTTGAGAACTTAACGCGGTCAAGTAGGTCAGGGTGGTTTTGGAGCTGCGCCCAAACGTCTGAACTCATAATGATCGTGTTAGGTGATTTCAAACCTGTCTTACGCATTTTCTGAACACCTGCAACGATGTCGAGGAATGGGTGAGATGAAGCGTAGGTGCTCCACTGTTTCGTGTTGTCAGTACCAAGGTTGACGTTGTTAGTCAACAGGCTTGTGTTTGACAAGGTATTTGCCAGGTTGATTTCTTTTTCAATCGCCATTTGCTCGTTCAGGTGAAGCACGGCGTCACGTTGAGCGTCAAGTGGGCTATCGGTCATTTCTAGTTCGTCTTTAGATAGTTGAATCTTAAGGTCGTGTTCTAGTAATGGGCCGTAAGCCATCTTGGTACGGCTAAAGTTAGTGATCTTGGTCTTAGAAAAGCCGGTACGAGTCGTATCAGTTGGCTTTTTAAGGTTCTCTGTACCATATTTCCAGATCCAACCGGTGATTTTTGGTACTTCAATGACTGGGGCGACGACTTCCGAGATGAACTGGTCAGGGTCGTTTCGGTACGCAAGGCTGATTTGTGTCAGCGCTGGATCGACGTAATACTGCGTGGTTGATAGTGGCATTGTCTATATTCCTTTTATGCTATGTTTTTATTGATTAGTACTTACGGAACGCTGGTTGATACTCGATGACCTGACCAGCAACAGCTGCTTCTTGAGCGAAGCCAATGACTTCGTTGCCAGCGGTTGTGGTTGTGATGGCTGCACCGTTAGCGTCTGATGTCAATGCATCACCGACAGCGATGGTGCCACCTGCGATGACCTTGAATGTACCGCCCGCATTACGACCGAGGATAGAGACCTCACCACCTTGCTTGGCACCGTAGTGCAAGACGCCGATGAAGTTCTGAGTCGCTGCGTTTGCAAGAACGACTGTGCGGTCTGCTTGCTGCACGAGGATGCGGAAGTTGCTCGCACTGAGGTCTGCACCTGCAAGGCGAGTGATGAATGGGCCGATGTTATATGTTGCCATAGTTGTTCTGTACCTTTCTTATGTTTCTGTATTAAAACTTGTTTGCGTTACGATCACGCTCGGCGAGGTCTGGGTCGCTAGCGAGAACTTGGTTTTGGGCGGCTACGTAGTCGAGCGTTTTACCCTCGGCAGCGGCGGCTTTGATAAGCTCACCGGCTTTAGTAGCAATTTCGGTACGAGTATCGGCGAAGACAGCTGGATCAGCATCAGTGCCGAGTTCTTTGCCGATTGTTTCGTTGCTTGGAAGTGATTTAAGGTCAGCTTCTAGTTCAGTTCGAGCCTCACCGGTTGATGCCAACAGGCGATTTGTCCAACGATCAGCTTGGTCAGCTTTAATCGCACCACGTTCGATGTGTGAGGCAACGATAGCGGCAGCTTTCTCTGTCTGATATTCCTTGGCTGTATCTTGGAGGTTGGCGAGGACTGATGCGTCAACAACCGCTTGGTCAGCGCTGACAACTTTAGCTTTACCACTGCGGATGTCGGCTAAAATCTGGGCATCTGCTGGGTCGATCGTTGCGGCAACGGCTGCTGGTGCAACGGCTGCGGTTACGAGGCCAAACTTGGTCTTTTCGTCAGCTGATAGTTCTGACTGGTTAGCTTCAATGAAAGCTTTTTCGTCAGCTGTGAGACTGGCTGCGTCTTTGACACGTAGTTCGTCGATTGTCATGTCTGTGTTTTCCTTTGCGTTTACGCTTTGATTTATGTAGATGATATTATCACCTCCGCCAGAATCTGGCAAAGTTGATGCTTTCACGGGAGATAATTGCTTGAAAAAAGGGATGTTGGTGAATCCTGCGCCGACGAGTACGTTGTCGAACGTCTTAGTGAGGTCTTCGGGATCAGCCCAACCACCGCGACCACGAGGGTAAAATGAGGGACTGATGCACTTGAACATGCCACCATTGATGGCTTGTTTACCGGCGTCTGTCCATTCCGTATCAACCGAATAGAGAGCATCGCCATCGACTTCGAGGTTGTTGATCCAGGCACCGGCTTGATCCCACTCATTGTGAGAGAAGTCAATCGGTAAGCCAATACCCTGACCTGGACGAGCCAGGCCACTGTCAAAGTTCATCTTCATTTGATGAAGGTCGGCGGTAGTGATTTCAAGGTTGCCTTTAACGCTATCCGGCCAATTACCGGCTTGCACGAGCATAATGCGTGTTGGTAGCTCACCGTTGGCATCCGCCGTGATAATACGGGCGGTACGAACGAGTGAATCGGTCATGTTTGTTTTTGCAACCATTGGTTGTGTCATGGGCTTATTATCCTTAACATACTGTGATTTGTAAATAGCTTAATCTTCGGCGAGGTCGGGGCGTTCGGAGGCGCTGACGTAGCGCATACCGCAGCGACAGTGCGGGTGGGCGGTTGGACTGTCGACGCCATCATAGGAATAGTTGATCGGAACGATACCCAGTGCTGAAAACTCGGCGCATTTATCCTTTGCGCCAACGTCCTGCCATTCCTTGCCCACCATCTTCGCACTCAGGGCAAACTGGCGCAGTCCTGCCTGGTAAGCGTTGATGCCCTCGGTTTGGGCGATGGTTGATGCCCGTGTTCGGTTATTGATGACGTTCGCCACCCGATCGGTAGCGTCTTGGAGGTTTTCATGCAGGGCGAGGCTATTCTTGATAGCCTGAGCGATGTCGCGGCGAATCGTTTCGGTAACGTTATACTCGGGTCGGGGGTTGTCGACAATACTGCCATCGGGTAGGACACGTTTACCAACGAGGGCCGCCACACGATCCATACCAAGCTTTTGAATCAGCTCATCGGTTGAGGATAGCCCCAGCGGTCGGCCATAGATAGTTTGACCCGCCAGTGCGCCGGTCGCAATTAGCTCGGTAACGACCTCGAGCGACACTTTCATCATTTCGCCATTCCATTCGTCCATGTTGTCATCGGTCACAATGACGTCGACGTTAAAGTCAGCCGTCACTTGCGCGCTGTACTGGTAGGCACTAAAGAACGTGCCAGCCTTATCGGCCATCCGTTTAAACAGTTTACGCAGCGCCCATTCCCATTGTGATTCGAGCTTAATCAGTTTGGCATGGGTGACGGGATCTTTGGCGTACTCTTTCGACCAGTCCTCACTGGCACGAATCAGCGAGCTAAGACGGATCGCTTCTTTTTCCATATCGTTCATGGTTAGCTCTCGAAGATGTGGGCAATCAGTTTTTGCTGCATAACCCGAGCGTCATCAATGAGGCTGGCGGTCGTCTTGTCATCTTTGGCAAGCGTGTCAGTACCATCTTGGACGTCGGCGTTTGGTTGATTAGCGATGTCATCATTCGTGGTGGTGTTTGGCGGCGCGATTGGGTTAGCCAGTTTCTCTTTATTCTTTTCGTAGTTCTTGTACATGTCGTCGCTCATTTCAGGCAGGTCAAGCACAGTACGCAGGCGATTCTCGACGTTAGCATCGGCGGTCAGTGCCCCGGCGGTCATCAGAGCGGCCACACCGTTGGACAGTAGTGAGACGTCATCATCAGATAGTTCGGAGAAGGTCAGTTTCGGATAGCCGTTTTGCAGGTTGGAGTAGT